GCTGCCGTAGCCATATTTCACCTAACCGGAATCAACCGGCTCCTGTGCTCATTATGACGTACCGGTTTGTCACCGCGCCACAACCGCCCATCAACCGGGCTTTATACCGGAAAATCACGTCCCGCTCGAATTCCTGTTCGTGACCCGCTTTTGCCTGAAAGGTCTGAAGCGGAAACACTTCGGTGTAAACGAACTGCTTCTTGAAATCCCCGATAAACCAGTAGGCCGTTCCCTTTTTCTGGTCGACCCATGCCGAAGAAAGCGGGGTTATCTTCCCGCTGTAGATGTTTGCGACTCCCGCCGGGGAAGTCAGCTTGACCGATTGACCCGATCTCAAAATCTTCGCTGCCATCGAGTCGAGACTTATGCCGGTAAGTAACTGCTTCGGATCCCAATGGATAGGCAATGCCTGTTCATCGGTGAAAGCCGATGCCAGCACATAAGCAGCGGTTAGATCGGTTTCATCCGCGAGAGTGTCGGTGATGCTGTTGTCCAGCGTACCGGATGTGTATGGGTCATTCGACGTGCTCGAATAGAGAGTGGTCGCCGTACCTGCCGGTCGCCAGCTTGCATAATCCCCCGTCGCCGTGACTTCCGTCACCGCCTCAAGGATGATCTGCTCCTTCTTGGCCCGCGCAGACTCCCCGACCCTCTTGGCCCGCATGATAATCTGACCCGTCTGGTCGAATTTGATGTTCTCTTCCGTGATCGATATGATCCGACCGAATTTCCTATTTTTTACCTTGTGGTACTTCTCGGTGACCGATCCTTCCTGATACGGCATCCCCTCAGAGACTTCCTTCAGTTCGTGGTCATCCGCGAATCCGACGATTGTTTCCTCTTTCTGGCTCGATGGAATCCGCGTTACCAGCTGATCCCCTATGCCATACTCAAGGTCATACGCCTCCTGAACGTACTTGTTGATCAACGCCCCCGTAATCTTCGGAAACGCTGAGCTGTCCATTGCCTCGGAGAACTCTTCCTCAGTTATCCGTGACATGGTGATGGCCTTCTCCCTCGTAAAGTCGGGCCGACCCATGGCTTCCCACAGCCCTTTCAGGCTGAGGTCATCCGCTGTGATCTTGCCCTCATTAATAAGGTTGACCATCTTGACGGTGAATTTCTTCTCACCCCACTGCTCGTAATATTCTCTTAACCTCACGGTTATTTCACCTTCTCGGTGGTTTAAATAGGGGATCGACGATCCCCTCATTTTTTAGCTGGACGCGATGTTCTGGCCATACTTGCTCGGCAAGAATTCTACCAGCACCTTTGTCCCAGCCGTGTCCTTGTCCTGTGCGCAGAATGCTACAACATTAGTTCCGGTGTTGCTGATGTTGACCACGGTCTTCGCCGTCAACGTCTGCGCCCCACCTATGGTGAAACAATTACCAAAGGTGTATGTGTTCGATGCCGTGACACACTCAAATACTGTGCCATGGCCAGTCAGCCACACCCTTATCGGAGTAGCGGTTGCATCGGTCGTGGGCGATTTGCCCGCCGCGATCCCGATCAACCCTGTGCCGTTCGCAGAAGCCGATGCCGCATGCACCTTCCCGGTCGAGGCATTTAGGATAAGCATGTCACCCTGCTCGATCGCGACGGTGCCGGTCTTGTCGATCATTCGACTGATCTTCGGCCCCCACCTATAACGATATACGTCAGCCACTATCTGGCCTCCTTGACCGCTTCGGTGAATTCTTCATCGTCATCGCTGACTTTCTTCTTTTTACCCGATTCGGTCACTTCGTCTTCGTTCTCGTCCTTCTCATCCCCCATGCCGGTCACGCCTTTCTGCGCATTGGCGAGAAGAGACTTGCGATCTTCGATGAGAGCCTTGATACCCTCTTCATCCTTCGCTTCTCTAAGGGATGCCTTGAATGGGTCCGTAACGGCTTCCTTCGGGAGTTTCGCCTCAGCGATCAACTCCTCAATCCTCTCTTCTTTCTTCCGAGCCGCTTCCGACACCTCGAAATCATCGACCTTTTTTTTCAGGTCGGTGTTTTCCTTTTCGAGTTTCGCTACCGCTTCCTCAAGCGATATGATTTTCTGCGCCTGATCTTTGTCGGCCTTCACCTTCTCCTCGATCTTTTCGATAAGGTCCGGTCTTCCTTCGATCAGTTCTTTTAATGTCAGGTCCTTGATTTCCATCGTTACCTCTTCCACCACCTCGATCTCTTCCTCTTCGTCCTCGTCGGTGGCTGCTTCGAATAGGTTTACCGTCGACCCTGTTTCAGTAACAAGATCGACACTCGCCATGCGATCCAGCGACTCCACCACCTCGACCTCTCTGTCTCGGTCGAAGCTCAAATCCCCGAATGCATGGATCGAATTTCCAATTTTATCTGCCATGTTCTCAACCAACGGTTCAAGCCATACGGCTTGATGCGGCAGATAATATAGGTCTCCCCTCACCACTCCCTCTTGGAGACGGCCCTGTTTGTAATATCCGATTAAATCTCGAACGTCACGAACGCCACCACGATCTTGCAATTCCTGTTTTGTTGCATGGTTGACATACGCTTTGCATCCTTCGACCATCTCCGCTGCCTGAAGTCGAGCATTCTCACTATACTCTCTCCCCTTCGCTTTGGGGAACGATCTGTTTACTGAAGTCGGTCGCAAGATGGCAACATTCTTAATCACCTTATTCTCTTTATCGAGCGATGTTTCGACAAACTGTCGCGCCATAGACTGTTCCAAAAATTCCCTTTTTCCATTTCCGTCCATAGCAGACTCCTTGAATTTGCCGATCTTGTATCTCTTCAGAAGTTTGGTGATCTTCGACCGAACCTGACTCGGGATCGCCATGGGCTTCCCGGTTCGACCGCCCGCTATTGCGGATGCGATGGCTCTCAGCGCTCCAAGGTTGACTGGTCCCGCTTTGGCATACATGCCAGTCTTAGGATCAATCCCTCCTGCGCCTTCTCGATAAGGCAAATGCCACGTACTCTTCTTTTCCGCATCTTCGGCCCACAGGAAGCATTGGCGAGGTAACTTTGTCTTATCGACCTCTCTCCACGCCCTTCCCGAAGCATCCTGCTCGAACAGCTCGTTTACTCTTGCCTCAAGCCATTTGACATAATCAGCGCATCGTTTTTCTGAATTCATTACCATCTCTTATGGAGATGGGCATTTTGTAGGACTTCGACCCTTTCACCGTAGTCGGTGACTTTCCCAAATTCGTTTTTGAGCTTCTCCCCGTACTCCTCGATCACATACTGCTCCGCGAGGTTTGCGAAATCCGCTCTTTCCTTTTGAAAGGTCTCCGTTCCATTGGCCTTCAGACTATCCAGTTCCTCTTTGCCTATTACTACAAAGCTCGACTCATACTGGCCCTTGTTTATCAAGGCCTTGGCTTCATCAATCGTGATCTGTTTCGGTGGCCCGAGCGCTCGTCTTTCAGATAGCTCTATCTGGTATCTCTCCATCATCGCCACATTGTGCGCCAACATCCGCGAATGCATCAGGATTATCTTTTTACCCTGTCCATACCGATCCGCTATTGCCGCACCGATCTCGACTAACAATGTACCACCCGGAAGTGATAGTCTCTTTTCAACAAGATTGATGTACTCCTGCGGAATTCCATCATTCTTTTTGGCCTGTTTCGGCAGCTCTTTAATAGCTGTCTGTCCACCCGTGTCTCTAGTGGTTTCTTTGCCCATCGTCTTTTGATCTCCTCTACTTATATTATCGACACAGCCTTTGTGCCGTGTTTCACCCTACTAAAGCACTTTCCTCGTCATCCCGCAAGTGTGCCGCAGCTAACGGCATCGGAATCACCACGGCCTCATCAGGCAGGATCAACTCCGATCTCGGGATCGTTACCGAATAACATATACAATGTGGATGAGAATGGGTAGGAAACGCCTCTGGCGGGTACACCCCGGGCCCCAGGCCATAATAGTCTATCGATGCCAATTCATCACATATCGGGCACGGCTCCCAATCTGCTCTTACCCACTGAATGCCAGCAACCCAATTCTTCCCCATTCCATACTGCGCCGCCGATTCCCTGAATGCCCGATTGGTCTCCGTCCTCATAACTCTTTCGGCATTTTTATACGCCGACCGATAAACTCCCCTTCCCGGTGGGTTCTCAGCGAAAAACTGTTTCCATTCTTTTTTTCGCATATCTGCATCTGGAAAGATCAAAAATTTCTTTATCTCCTGCCGCATTTTTGACATTGGCTTTCCTTCCGCAAAGCTTCTGCCAAGATACCGATTCATCCTCGTCAAAGTCGTCCGATGTATATCCCATACCCTCTCGCTCAATTCGATTCCATCTATCGGAACCGACAAAGCCCTGACCGTCCGATGCCATATCTGCGAGAATTTCTTACTGTCCAACCTTACCTTGTATGATTTCGGAAAGCCAGCTGATCCCAACGCCAACGCATCGATCTGTCCTCTAAGCGACAGTCGTGCTGTATTATTCCTCATTTTCTCGATTATTGATCCGGTTTTCTTATTCAACCGAACGATCTCTCTCTCCACCTGAGCAAACGTATGCCTTAGCATCCCGCTTCGTTCGAATTCCTTTGCCGCCTCAGCTACCATTATCTTGTTGGCGAGATTCTTCGCAGATGTTCGATACATTTTCCTGAGGACAGCTTCATCCGCTTTTTGGATTTTGAAAAATTGACTCCGACTACGTTTCAATACTTTTAAAGTCTCGGCTGAGACATTATTTTCTGGCACGGGTTACCTCTTCGCCTGCCGTACCGGTTCTTTCCGACTTTGTCCATTCCCGCCTGCTCCGGGATTCTTCTCATCCTCAACAGGCTCCGTCTGGCCCTCTTTTTCTCTGGCCTGATCGTACTCCTCATCGTTAGGGTTCATCTCATTATAAGACTGCCGTTCTTCCTCTTCCTGATCTTCTTTCCTGATCTGTTCATCCTCTTCATCAGGATCCAAATCAAGCCGCGTCTGAGCCGTCCTTCTTGAAATCCACCCATTGTTTGACTGGATCGTATAGGCTTCCGTCTCACCCTTAATGTCTCTATGGATCAACTCGGGGAATACAACGTCACACTCCACGTCCGTTTCGTGCGATCTTTGCACATCCTGATAAACATCTCTGCCGGTGGGTTCCCCTGTCACCTCATCTTTTTCAGGTTTCAGTACACTTTCTGTTT